CGCCGGCCGCGGTGATCGCCCCAACGGTCTGCGACAGGGACACAGCCGACCCGGTGAGCGGCCACGTGATCGGCACCGGTTCGGGGTCCACCGGGACCACGACCGGCACCGACCCGAGCTGACCAGGGATCGGTTCGAGGATCGGTGTGACCGTCTCGGTTTGCGCCGCGGGGTCAACGTCCACGGACCACCCGGTGATCCGCAACGTTTGGTCGGGCCACACGATGCGGTCGCCGCGGCGGTCCGTCAACCGGGCCCGGAACGTCAGATAGTCGCCGATCGAGTAGGTGCCGAGCTGCGGATACCGGGACCCGTCGAGGGTGAGCTGCCACGCCGACTGCACGTCGGACAGGTCGAGCCGCCCGCCGGCCTTATCGTTCAAGACCTGCACCGACTCGATGGAGGATTCGGTCCACACACCTTCGAGGAACGTCCCGCCGGCGTTGAGCCGGTCCCAGGCGAACGCTGTCCCAATGTTCCGGGCGGTGTCGGTGTCTTTCCCTAGGATGTCGACCCGGGTCATCAGGTCGGTTGCGTCGACACCGTACTTCGCTGAGGTGACCGACCGGGATGGCCATTCGAGGACCATGACGGGGTCCTGTGAGCCCACGGTCGGTAGGCCGGGCCGCCACGTCACCATGGGTTTGCCGTTGGTATCGGCCCAATAGTCGTACCGGTATTCGAACCCGCCGTCGAGGTCGGCGAGCTGCCGCAGACACGTCCCCATGACCTTCCGGGAGGTGCCGGGGTATCCGTCGTCGGCGTTCCCCGGTGTCTCCTGCCGGGTCCGGGCGATGCCACTGTTCCCGCCGCCGAGGGTCAACCACGGGATTGTGTTCCCCGTGATCCATGTGGGGTCCGGGTAGATCACCGGTTGCGTGCTGATCGTCGCGATGCGCACGGCGTACCGGATGAGGTCCCGGGCGATGTCTTGTTGATAGACATTCAGAAAGTTCAGGGTGTGCCGGATGAGTCGGCGCATGAAAATGGCGTCGAAGCGGGGGCCGGACACTGTCATGGTCGTTGTGTCGGCGTCGATCTGCGACCCGGTGTACGCGAAGCAACCCATGGGAACCTGATCCCGCATCGGCCACAACACCCGCTGCCACATATCCGCCGCAGGGTTCAGCGACACCTGCGGCCAGCCGAGGGGGATCGTCGCGGTCAGCGAACCGGAATCCCTCAACGAGTCGGAGAACTTGCACGACTCCATTGGGATACCCGTCGCGATGGTCCCGCCGGTCAACCAGTCAGTGATTTGCAGGGACCAGCGGGTCACGCGGGCCCCATATCCCAGACGACGAGCCGCCCGTATTCGCAGTAGACCCACGCGGCCGAGGCGTTCCCACCTTCCCGGAGGACGTTCAGGTCGATCTGAAAACCGGCGGCCGCTGTGCCCTCGAATGTGGCGTTGACGGTGACCCGGGACAGGGCACCAATGGTGTCGGAAACGAGGCGTTGCTGAATCTCCGAGTAGATCGAGCTAGTCACGTCCGGGATGCCCGACCCGGCCAGGTAGAGGCGCACCGACTCGTTGAAACCGGACCCGAACGTGTCCGTCGTCAAATGCCCTTGCATGGTGACTCTGATCCGCCGGGACCCACCCGGCCGGGCAGCGATCGCGCCCGTCGTCACAGCGTTTACCGGGGTCGCGCTGTTCGTGAACACCTGCCCGGCGGACTGCCGGACGTCGGTGACGAGCTTCGGGGTCGTCGGGACACACTCACCGTTCGAGATGTAACCCTCGGTTTTGTTCGTGATGTCCAACCACCGGGTGCCCGGTGCGTGCAACGCCGCCCACGCCTGCCGGCGGGTGTTCGACATCGTCATGATGCCGTCCATCCACACCGTGCCGCCCGGCCCGGCCATGTAGAAGCAATCGCAGGTGTCGGGGGTCCATGTGTCCGACTGCACCTTGGAGATGTCCCCGGTTTGGATCACTGACCGCACGGTCGCCGGTTGCACGGTGATCGTGGCCAAGCTGATGCAATGCGAGGTGCCGGTCGGCAGGGTCGGCCGGGTCGGTGACGCCGCCGCCGTGCCGGTGAGGATGAAAAAATCACCGGACGCCGCCGAGGTGCCGGTGTTGATGATCCTGGCCACGACAAGATCGATCCGCGGAAGGGTGGCGTGCTCGGGGTCGGTGGCGAGGTTCTGAGCCGCGGTCAGGGTGAGCCCACCGGCCGGCGGGAGTGTCGCCGAGTTCCCCGGGATGATCACCGTGCCCGGGGCCAGCGCGATCGACCGGTTCGGTGTGCCCTGCGCGGTCACCTTCAATGCTGTGCCACCGGACGGGATGATCCCGCCGCGGGAGTTCAGCCCGGTTGACCCGCCGACGACGTCGACCTTCGACGCGGTCGACCACCGGGTGCTGACAGCGTCGATGGTTTCGCCGTCCGAGCATCCCCAACCCATCACACCGGGAGTTGTGCCAGCCATGGAATGTCCTTTACCAGTAGGTGTCTCGGAAAACGGCGGTGATGCTGGCCCCCGTGCTGCCCGGGTCGCCTAAGTATTGGATCGTGTTGTCCCCCGGTTGCAACGCCAGATCACCTATCAGGTCCGACCCGGCCTTCGGTGCCCGCGGTGACCCAACCAAATAGGCGTTCCCGTCGTCGGTGTCGACGGTCAGATACTCGCCGAGCGCCAACGCGACCGGCCACGTCACCTGCCGTTGCGGTTGCCCGGTAGCGGTGAGGAGAATCCCCGGGTTCGTCCATTGCCCGGTCAGGGTGTAAACGGCCTTCGCCGGTGCGTGCCCAGGGTTGTTGACGACGAACCCGACCCCGACGCTCTTCGCGGGGAACGCATCCGGCAGGGTGTCCGGCAACGTCAGACCGATAACCCCGGCCCCGGCGAGCTGAGCGTTCGCGGTGCGTTCCGGGCCGTAACGGAACGGGTCGTCGAACTCCCATTGCGCCTTCCATGTGAACCCACCCGACCCCCACATTTCGGCCGGTTCGATATCGGCCGCGACGAGCTGCCCGAACGCTGACGTCGTCAACCCCGCCATGCTGATCTGTAGCTCTTCGGTGTCGTAGGGGTCGCGGTTCGGGATCATCGTCCCCCGGAACGTGCGGACCACGCTGTCACGGTTCGCGGTGGCCTCCACGAACCCCGCCATGGTGACGGTGCGACCGCCCATCCACACCCCGGTCTTGGCGTTGCCGTGCCCACCGGACCGCGGCGCGGTGACCTTCCGCGCCGGCGGTAGCGACAACCAGCCGAGCAACCCGCCCGGTTTGAACAGGTACGGGCCGCCCCGGCCGAGCGCCAGCCCGCGCCATGTGGCGGTTGTGTAGGCGAGGTCGGCCATGGCTAGAGACTCGCATACTGTGCGTGGTCGAGGAGGGAACGCGCTGTCGCGAACTCCCCAACCCTGATGTCACCGGTGAACGCGATCTTCGGCCCCCAACCGGCCTGTGCGCCGTTGGACGCGGCGGCCGGGGCGATCGCCTTCCGGGACAGCCCCCCGCCAGGGAGCAGCCCAGCGGCCCTGGCCTGCGGGCCCGTCAACACCCATTCGGTGTCGCCGGATGTGTTGTAGCCGCCGGTGCCGTTGAGCATCGGCCCGCCCGTGTCGTAGGCCACGCCACGGTAGGCAGCGCCGAGCGACCCATACGCCGCGAGCGCGTACCGGATGCTGGCCAGGATGTTCGACAGCGGGTCGTAAATGTTCGAGGAGAACCCGGGCATGGCATACGCCCGGAACGTGGACCCGATTACTTGCATTAGCCCAATGCTCGGATCGCCACGTTGGGCATTTATATCTGTGAGATTTATGGCGGCCGGATTACCTGATGACTCGGTGTCCATCTGATGCAACAGTGCGCTGACGTTCGAGGCGTCCTGCCCGGTCATCGCCAATGCTTGCAACGCCAGACCGCGCCACTGCTCCACCCCAGCGCCGACGGAGTATTGGGGGGTCGGTGGTGCCGGTATCTTCCCGATCGGTGACCCGACCCGCGACGTCGTACCTTGCCCCAACTCTGAGATGACCGTATTCGCATACCTTCTGGCGCCGACGACGCCTCCCTCGGCGTACCGGCCTGCGTTCATCGCGAACAGTTCGTTCCGGTACCGCTTCGACATCGACGACTTGACCACGAACTCCTCGTTCGACAGGCGCGCCGGGATCGAATCCGACGTGCCCGTGCCCGGTCCGCGGATCAAACCACCCTCGGCGTGCAGATCAGCCGGTGTGTACCCGTACTCGAATTGCATGACCTGATCGCCGACGACCTGATAGCGCACCGTCCGGTTGTTCAACTGGTCGAGCACAGCGTTCAGTGCGTCGGTCTTCGCGATCGCATCATCCTGGCCGTGCTGGATGAACGTCGTCGCCACCTCACCCGGGATGCCGAACAGTTTGTCCGCCAACTGCCGGGCCGCTGTCTCCTCCATGCCCGCGTCCACCGACGCCCGGACGAACGACTCCCTCGCCTGCTCCGTGGCGTTCGTCGCCGCCAGGCTGGCATCCGTCAGGGTGCCGTGCGCCCGTGCCGTGTCGTATGCCTGACCGGCCAGGGCGAGGCCGGCGTCCCTCGACTTGAGCTGTGCATCGGTGAACTGGTCGTCGGCGTCCTTCGTTTTCAACGTCGCCTCGGTCACCCCGCGTTGCGCGTCGTTGACCCCGTTCTGTGCGGTCGTCACCGCGTCCGCGGCCTGCCGCAGTTGGTCCGCCGAGGCGGTACCCGAGTCCTGCGCTGTCTTGAGCGCGTCCTGCGCCGTTTTCAGGTCGTCCTGCGCGGTCCGCAACGCGATCTGCGACGCCGATACGTTGTCCGTCGCCGCCTTCTGATCGAGCGAGGCTTGTGTGATCGATCGGACCGACGCCTCGAACAGTCGGGTCGCGGCCTCCGCGGTCAACGATTCCCCGTGCATTGCGTTCAGGGAGGCGGTTAGGAATTGGGTGGCCACGTCCGCGCCGCTGGCCGCCGATTGGAAGTCCTTCGTCGCCGCCTTGAGCGCATCCATGGAGGGTGCCGCGGTCGCTGCAGCGTCCCCCGACTTGGCCGCCGAGTCGGCGAGGACGTCCGTTTTCGCTGCCCCTGCCTCGGCCGCCGCGCCGAGGAGGTCGACGTCGGATGCGAAGTTCCGGTTAGCTTCCGCCGCGGTGCCGATGCCAATCGCTGACTGCGACGCCGCGTCCCCCGACCCGAGCAGGGACGACGCGAACTCCTCCACCGTCTGTGTGCCCGTGGTGCCCGTGTCGACCATCTGTTGCCACGCGCCGGAAGTCTTGAGGGTGTCCACAGCCGAGGCGAGGATCGCGCTGTGTACGGCGTTCTGAGCGGCTTCGTTGCCCTTCAACGCCTCGGTGTAATCGGAGACACTCCCACCGATCGCCTTGTAGGACTGCAAATGCCCGGACTGCGCCAGCGCGGCCGCCAACTCGGCGTCACTGTTGGCCCGCAACAGACCGCTGTTTTCGTCGATGGCGGTGGAGAAATCGGTGACGGTGGTCGTGGTTTCCTTCGTCCGCGACATGAAAAACCCGAGCGCCGCGGTCACCCCGAGGATGGCCAACCCGATGCCCCCGCCGAACGCGCCGAGGATCGCTGTGCCGGCCGAGCGCATCCCGGCTGCCATGCCCTGCGAGGTGATCAACGCGACTGCCATCCGCTCGACCAGCCCGGTCAGGAACGCCAACACAGCGGGCCCCACGGTGACCCACGCCGCGAACGCGATCGCCCCGGCCTGCACCGGCCCCGGGAGTTGCGTGAACCAGTCGACGAGATCGGATATCACGCTGATCGCGCCGCTGAGAATGGTCATCCCCGCAGAGAGCACCTGGAGGAACGCATTCCACGCGGGCAGCAGCTTCTCCCCGATGGCCACCTTCGTATCCTCGAACCGGGCCGCCAAAGTCTTCTCGGTGTTCGCCGCCCCGTCCGCGGTCCGGGCGTAGTCACCCATGGCCTTCGCGCCGTCCTGCTGCACGATGGTGAGGACGGCGGTGGCCTTCTCCGCAGCGGTCAACGCCGCCACGTTCGTTTTCCCCGTCTCCGTCATCGCCTCCTGCTCGACGCGGGCCGCGCTGATGTTCGGGATCAGTGCTTGCAGCGAGTCGTACTCGCCTCGGAACGCGCCGCTGATCTTCTCCGCAACGTCCGCGGTTGGCAGGTTATTGAACGACCCGAGATCGGCCGCCATCTGCACGGTTTTCGTGGACATATCCGCCGCGGCGTCCCCGGCGAACCCGAGTTGCGTGAACATGTTCCCGAACCCGGCCGCAGCATCCAACGCCGCCGACTGCGACAACCCCATGGACACGGCCGCCGTTTTCGACCACTGCTGGACCTTGCCGTACGAGCTGGCGAAAATTTGCCCGGCCTTCGACGCTGTCTCGTTGAAATCGGACGCCGCCGCGATCGAGTCCTTCATGAACGCGAGGATCGCCCCGCCCGCGAACACACCCGCCGCGGCGCCGAGCATCGCTTTCATGCCACCCGAAAACGCTGTGCCGGCCCGCGACCCGCCCTCCCGCGCTTCCCGCTCCCCAGCGTTCGACGCTTCCCGCACACCCTGCGTTGTGTCCGACGGCATACGCCGCAGCGAGTTCCGGAACGCCGCGTCGTCGAGGCGCATGGTCGCGACCAGCTCGCCCACGTTGACAGTCACGCCGCCACCATCCCTGCCTGTTGCTGCGCCGGTTGCGGGTGTTCCTTGTCAGCGGACCGGCCGAGCAACGAGTCCGGGTACGCCATGACAGCGTTAACCCGCGTCTCGAACCAACGCCACGACCGGCCCGCCCGGAACTCCGTTTCGAGGTCCACCCCCAGCAGGTGATGGAAGTCGCCGACCAACAGGGCCCAACGGTCGAGGACGTCCCGCCAGCTCAGCGAGCGCCGGCACTCTTCCGACTGCTGGGAGAGCGCTTCGTACTGGCAGCCCGGTTGGTGCTCGTAGAACTCGAATGTGCCCGTGCCCGGGTCCTGATTTCCTCGGCCGCACCACTGTTGGCAATCCTTGCGGCCGCTTGAATCAAACCCGGTATCGCTTTTGGGTCGTGCCCAACCTCCCACACGGTTTCCGCTACCAGGCGGCCCCGTTGGTGGTCGACCACAGCGGTGAGGTACGCCCGGTCGAGGGCAGCCCACGGCACCCCATCGGCTTTCATCTCGTCGTAAGCCTTGCCGAGCACCCGCCGGTACCCGGCCTCTTCGTCTGTGCCTCTGAGTTCGTCGATGGCCGCGACGTCCTCGGGGTCGAGGATGCGTCTCAGCAGGAGGCCGACCGCGATCGTCACCGGCGGGATTTCGTACAGCTTCCCGCCGATCGGCAAACGCAGGTTCCCAACGGCGAACTCCGTGAAATCCTTCACGGCGCCCGCCGGCCTATGCGTGGACGAACGGAATCGAGGAGCTGGTCCCGACCGCGTTGGTCACGGTGATCGGTTGGGACCCCGCGGTGGTCGGTGGGTTGGCCACGATGTTGTTGTCGTTGATTGCGGTGAAGCTGAGTGCGTTGGTGGCGCCGAACTTCACCCCGGCCGCACCGAACGCCTTCACGGACAGGAACCCCGAACCGACGAGCTTGACGAGTTTCCCGGTCGCGACAGCCGGCGACACCATGGACAGGTTGTCCTCGGTCAGCCCGGACAGCAACGACGGGGCCACAGCGACGAGGGCAGGGTTCGTGATCGCGGTGGGCTTGCCTTGCACGGTCATGGTGACCTTGGTCTTGGCCAAGTCCTGCGGGCCGCCACCGGACGGGGACCACTCCACGATGGCGAACCCCTCCTCCGAGGGGTCGGTCCGGCCGTACCGGTCGAACATGCGGTAGTGGCAGATCACGGGCGGGTCGGACAGGGCCAACGCGCGTAGTTCCTCCTGGCCGGGGTCGAACCCTGCGCCGTAGAGGTTCCGGCCGAACTCGGCCTCAATGGTGCGGCCCAGGGACACGACGGACTGCTTCGTCCAGATACCTGAGTCGGCGTCGGAGTTATCCGCGGTGCCGGTTGCCTGCCCGGGAACGATCGACTTCTGCCCGAACACGGTGACCCAAGTACCGGTCCCGATGGTCGACCCACGGGCGAGGTCCAGTTGCAGCGCCGGCGCCAAGGCCGGTGTGCCAACACCCGGAACGGTTGGGGTGAGGATTGGTGCGGTCACGTGCTGCCTCCTGTTGGTCGTGCGGCCCGCCGATCGGTTGGCGGGTCAGGCTTGGGTCAAACGAGTGCGGGTCGTCCAGCGTGCACAGTGAAGTTATCGGACGCCTCGGGGCGTCCCCTGTCACCTAACCCCATATCCGCCGAGTAGGCGAAGGTGATCCACCCAACGGGCAGACCACCGATCGTTTCGTTACGGATCGACGCGAGGACTTTGTGCACCGTTTCGGAGGTTTCCCCTAGCCATTGCACGTCCCCGATGATCCCGGCACGTTCGACGACGGTCACCGCCAACTCGACGGTGCCTTGGAGGTCGTTGAATGTGGCGTGCTCACCATCGGCGTCGTACGAGCCGTCGATGAGGCGCACCGACAGAATCACGGTGTGATCGGAGCCGGCCGACGACGCTGGGACAACGGTCAGCCCGGCGGCACGCAACCGGGTCCGCAACCCATCAGCGAAGTTGTTCAGGTAACTCATGCGTGGACCCACTGCCCGAGGGCTTCGTCCCATTCGATGAACTGGCCGCAGGTGTTCCGAACCACGTCGGGGTCGATGTCATTGGACGGGATCACCGTGGGGCGTTTGATCCATCCCGCCGCGAGGATGGCGTCCGCAGCCTCGCAGACATACCGATCAATGATGGCCGCAAGCTCATCGCGCGCACTCACGACAGGACCGACTGAATGGGGCCGGCGAGGATGCGTTCCGCAACACTCGCGGACTGCGCGACCGGATCAGACAGGTAGTGGTCTTTCCGGCCGGGGTCGTGATGGAACGTCGTCACCTCATGCTGGACAACTGCGTAGGGTGCGGCCGCGCCCCGCCCGTAGCCGACGTGCACGGTCAGGTTGTCGGCGTCCACCTCCGACGTCGCGGACCGGAGCAACGTGCCCTCTTCGAGTGGCACTTGCCGGGCGGATTGTTCGAGGACGTAGTCGGCCCAATCCTGCAACCCCTGCACGGCTGCGCCCTCCATATCGGCCAGCACAGACGCGACGTTCCCGGCGATGTCATCGGAAGTCATCGGGCCTCACCTCCATGCCAAACGCGCGGGCCATCCGGTACGTGGAGCTGACACGGACCACGGTCAACCGTGGCAAACCCACCAGCAGCCACCACGCCAGAACATAAGCCACTGCTACGACAGCGTCAGTGATGCGGGTGGCGGTCATTCGCAGTACGCCGTGACCCCGTCGACCGCGGTATCGCCGACGACGATCGAATCGAGCGCTATTACCACCGTTGTCGCACCGGTCGGCCGGTGCGACGCGGGTGGCAACACAACCCGGGACTCGGGTTGCAACACAGCACCGGCAGCGGGTCCGGCATAGACCTGCGTTGTGCTGATGACGTCCGTCCCGGATTGAGCTTTGACGAGCTTCGTTTCCTCGACGATCAAGCACTGCACGGCCACAGGTGCGGCGTAGGTTGCGCCGCCCCAATCGGGGTTCCGGTTGACGAACGCCTCGACGGACACGGTGTGCACGTACAGGTCGGACGCCGCTGCGATGGTCACCAGTAACCCCCACGCACACCGACAGGGTTCGCCCCGGTCAACCCGCCCATGGCCAGAATCGACCACGCCGCCGGTGTCAACCCGTCGACCGGGACGACCGCCGCAGGTGACCCCTTCTCGTACTGCTCCGTCACCGTGCGGGGCCCGGCCGTCGTGGTGCGGGAGGTGACCCGGTCGTCGGCGCCCGTCAAGTCCCCGACAACCGGGTCCACCCCTGCCCGCGTCCACGCTGTGACCTGCTCGCACACCGCGTCCCGCATGACACCCGCGAGGCCGGTGTCCGTAGGCACACCGGCCACCGTGACCGGGTAAACCGCGACCCGTGTCGCCCACCCAACGAGCCGGCCGGCGGCCCGTAGGTAACCGTCAACGTCGTCCGGTTGCACCAACGACGGGGAGTAGTCGGCCAGGTCAGACGCGGTCGCATAGATTGGCATCCCATCGCCTCACATGTAGGGGACAGCGTTGCCGGACGCGAGCAGATCATCGGACAGGTTGTCCCCGGCGCACGTCACCTCCGCCAGGTAACGGCCAAAACTGTCGGTCTTCACGGTCTGAGCGTAGAACGGTGCCCGCCCTTCGTGGTCCGCGAACCACTGCACGGTGAACTCCCGGGCCTGCTCGCCGGCCGCCCTGGTCGGTTTGTGCATCTCAGGGCAGTTGACGCGCAGCAACCGGAACTCAACCCCCATCACCGCGACGTGGTAGCCGAGGTCGATCTCGTCGACCACGATCGTGTCCCCGTCGATGACCCGGCCGAGGGTGAACGCACGAACGTAACCATCCGTGGGTGTCCCGACCGGGTCGATCACGGGGTCAGACCCGGAACGACTTGCCGGCGTCGGGCCCGTCGAGGATGTGCCGAACCCGCACAGCTTCACCGGTCGGGGTCACATCGTCGTACTCCTCGACGCGCACTTCGCCGCCGTCCGGTGCCTGCGCCACCACCGACTGAACCGGCACAGCACCAAGGATGGTGCCGGCCTTCAACGCCTCCTCGGACGGTGCCTGCGGGGTGATCGTCGATGCCCGCTCGGCCGGGTCGGTGGTATCGGCCGGTGCATCCCCCGGTGCGTTCGTCGACGGTGCGTGCACGTCCGTGTCGAGGCGGGTTTCCTCGGGGAGACCACCGGTGCCGGCGGCCTCCGTGGTGCTGTCTGCCTTCTTGCTCGTTGCCATTGCTGTGCCTTTCGAGTCGAGGGATGTTCGCCGGCCGTGCGAAAGGAGAGTGTCGCGCTGGCCCCAACCGACGAGTAAAGACCAGCGCGACACTCACTCAGGTTGCGAGGACTCCGGTCAGGCGGGCCGCGGCCTTACCACCGAACAGGGCCAGACCGCAGTAGAACTCGATGCGGGTCCGGTAGACGGGCTGCGACTGGAGGAACCCGAGGTCGTCGACCTGCACTCCACCGTTCGTGAGGCCGGTCGTGCCCCTGTCGGCTTCCGATCCACCGAACTTCACCGCATAGATCGACGACACGGTGCCCGACGCGGTTCCCTGCGTTTCCGTCTGCGGCAACACCTTCGTGCCGGCCAGGTTGTCACCCGGGTCGAGGATCGGAATGCCGTTGTAGGTGAGAACCCGCTTCCCGGTCATATCCTCACGGACCGAATCGAACCCACCGGACCACCGGGCCGCGGACCGCAGACGGGGAAGAATCGTCGAGTTCGCGTAAATCGCCCCGTTGTTCTGATTGATCCCAGGGACGAGGGCGAGCAACTGGTCGAGCTGGTCGAGGAACGTCATAGCAATGACCTGCGAACCGGACACAGCGAGGCCGTTGGTGGCCGCTGCGATGACCTGCCCACCGGTGAGCCGCTTCTTGAGGCCGTCGAAGCCTTTGGTATCAACCGAAGTGTCACCGTTGAAGAAATGATCTTGGAATTTGTACGAGGCGGCCTTCACCTTCAGCGCCGTCTGCACTGCCCGCTGATCGTTCACATTGCCGCGGGTCTGCACGATGAACCGGTCAACGTCAGCGTCGCCGCCGAGGATGACCAGCGACTCAGTGAGCTGGTTCACGGTGCCCGTTGACTCCGTGTACGACTCATTGACGAGCCGGAACGCAACACCCGGCAAGGTGGCCTCGGCGTTGTAGGCGTAGGCGTTGCCGTTGATCGTCATCAGAGGCAACCGGTCCAGGACCGGCGACTCCTGCACGAACAGTTCGAGGACACCCCTTTGCAGGGCATTCTGCGAGAGTGGGACAGCTTGGGCGAGGGTTACGGCCATTCCGGGGTTTCCTTACTTCGCGCTGTTGGCCGCATAGCCTGCGCTCAGCAGGTTTTCCGTATGCAGCTTGGACATGTCGATACGGCCCTGTCCGTCACCGGCTCCTCCGGAGTGTTCGGCGCTCCCCCCTGGCGCGACGCCCGGCCTCGCCTTGAGGGACTGATCGGATGCTACCGCGCTCGTGATCAGCGCTTTGATATCTGCGGTCGCCGAATCGGAGTTCGGGTCGATCGAATTGGCTTGGCGCATGAACGCGCGGGAGTCCAACAGTTTCCCGACGTTGACGTCCATTCCCGGGGCCAACGCCACCCGGTAAATCGCCAACTCCCGGGACTGCTCGGCGATGGTGCCCTGCAACTTCGCGGGGTCGACCTTCTCTTCCGGTGCCAGCCCGAGCGCAGCCGCCACCTTTTGCAGCGTCTCCTGCTGTGCTGCCGCCGCCGCCGCTTGCCTCGCCTGGTCGCGTGATCGGCCGTTGTTCTGCGCCGCCTCGTCGCGGAGCCTGACGGCATGGGCGCGCATCTCGGCGAGGTCGGTGATGTGATCGAACGGGCCCGGTGTGCCGGCCGGTGGGACTACAGGCGCGGTTGTCCCAGTACCAGCGCCGCCACCTTGGCCGCTGTCACCTCCGGTGCCACCAGCGCCGGCACCATCGCCGCCCTGTGCTTGCCCGCCCGGCGCGTCCTCCGCGCCTTGAATGAGGTAGATCGGTCGGCCGTCTCGCCTGTGCCCGATGATTCGCGGTTCACTGCGCATTCCCACTCCCCTGTCGTCGGTTGATTCTGCGGACAAGGTTAGACCCGGCAATCAGTCATGGGACCTTGATCGACGTGCGGTAGTTCAAGTCCTTCCGGTCGTGTTCGTTCCGCCACGCCGTGAACTCCGCTTGCGAATCCCGAACCTTCCGCCGCGCTTGGACGGCCTCCGGTGACTGTTTCCCGGCGACCCGCTCGGCCGTCACCGCACGCCGTTTCAACTCCCGGATGCGGCGTTCCTTCGCCCGCTGCGCTTGCCGCAGTTGGTCGCCGGCCGGGTCCGCGGTGTTCCGGAGTGGCGGGGTGATGCCCGGCAGGTAGGCGACGGTGCGGTGCCGGCAGTTCGGGTGGAACAACCCGGCGGCGGTGGCCTGCGCGAGTGTCCCCTTCACGGTGTACGACTGGCCGCCGGCGGTGTACGTCGCCGCCGCAGTCCGCCCGGTCAGCGACAGCACCCGGCCTTCCCACGGCCGGCACTTCGCGCACTCCTCCGGGGCGTCGGAGATCATCACTAGGTCCCGGCCCTGCGACACGAGCCGGTCCGTGTGCCCTTGGATGATGGCCTGCGCGCTCGCGGTCCGGGCGATCATCTCCGCATACGACGTCATCGACCAGTTGCGGCCGGCCGAGTCCACGAACCCCGTGACACCCTTGTCGGCCCACGACTTCATGGCATCCCACGACGCCTGCCGGCGGGTCATGCCTTCCGTGAGCATCCGCCCGGCGGTCTGCTGGACAACGTCCCGGTAAATGGCCTCCTGCTGTGACCGGATCACCAGGCCGGTCGCCCGGACTTGCTCTTGCGCCGCGGCCACCAACGCATCGACGGCGTGCACGTCCACACCGCCGAACCCGGGAGGTTCACCGCTGATCCTGGCCAGGTCAACACCGGCGACCGCGGCGCCCCGATTGTAGGCAGCGAGGATGGCATCGGCCATTGCCGAGTTCGCGGCGTGGTTCAGCGCATTGACGAGCCCGGATGCCCTGGCCCGGAGGCGTTGCACAGCGAGGAGCTGCGTTTCCTGCCACCGTGGGGTGTCGATGCCGTCCGCGACCGCGCGGCCGATCAGGTCGAGGAGGCGCAGCTCGGCCGCCGCGTACAGCTCCAACACGCCCTTGGCTAGTACCCGGGCGTCATCCGGTGATACCGGCACCGGCGGCCTGTCCGTTCATCATGGCCGGTTGCCCGAACGACGCGGCCGGCGGGAACGACGGTTGCAACGACGCGTCGAGGGTGGCCTGTGCTGCGGCCTGCCCGCGGATCGCCACGACTTCCGCGGTGACCTGATCGTCAGCCCAATCCGGGTGCACCATCCGGACGATCGTCTCGTCCGATGCGGCCTCGGCCACCCGCAGTGCTTGCACGGTTTGCGCGAGCTGCAACGGTGACTCTTCGGTGCCCTCCGGGAAGGACACAGTCACGGTGTCGTCGGCGACCGGGCCGTTGCCCGCTGCCTGATCCATGGCCAGCATCTTCCGGATGATCGATTGCAGACCGATCCGTTCCTCGTTGAGGATCGACCCGCGGGTCCGCATGGACCGGGAGTCCTTACTGAGCACACCGGTGGCGGTTTGCGCGTTGCCCTGCTCATCCTCCCCGAACGTTTGAGCACTGAACGACGCCGCCCGTAGGACAACCTCGGTGAGTTCCTGGCACGTCGCCCGATGCTCCTCGACGCGGATCGCGAATTGGATCATCCGAATCGGGTCGATCTCAGCGCCGGCCCCCATCGCTCGGGGGATCGCGAGGGGTGTGATCAGTTTCCGGTCCAGGTCGAACGATGCGCCCAACCCCGGGCCGCGGGTGTCGAGTAGGTAGTCGGCGACGACCAACCGTGATCGGCCGAGGTCCACGTCCCGCAACCATGACGAGTAGGCGTCGTCGAGCTTCGAGAACGCACCCTCAACGCCTTGGAACACGGACCTGCCAAGGCTCTTCCCGAGCGGGTGCAGGCGCCACAAGCGTTGCGGTGTGCGCCCCGGTATGTGCGCGACGTCCAACCCCGGCGTCATCGTCGACCAAATGTCGCCGGCCAACAGTGGCAGGTCAGGGTTCACAAGATAGGACGTCTCGGGGCGGGCCGAGAGTTGTTGCCGGTCCCCGATCTTGTCCCGTGAGCCGAGGTACAGCCCGTGTCGGATGATGCCGATCCCGGCCGGGTCGAGTTCGTGGGACTCGAAATGCCGCCACACCTTCCCGCTCGTGGTCGTGTCCAGAATCCACCAAAAGGCCACGGCCATCAGTTTGCCGCGGGAGAACACCGGCCACGCACCGTCGTAGTCGAGGGATTGGCAGAGGGCCCGCGGGTGGTCCTTCGACAGCACAGCTTGCAGGTAGTGACCACCCAACGCCGCGCCCAGTTCGGTGCCTTCCGAGCAGGTGGTGAGCAACCCGTCCTCGACGTACTCGGCGATCCGGTCTTGCGCCGCAACCGACGTGGCTTCGATGTGCGGTGGGTCCGACCAGCACAGCTCAGCGGTGGCAGCGGTCAGATCGGACGCCAGCGGAACATGCCACCGGTCATCCTCCATATCGTCGGCGACAGGGCGGCCCCACAGGATGCGGGCCAACGCGCCACGCACACCCCCGGAGAGTTGCGCCGGGTGGTTCAGTCGCCGAGCAATGTCGGTGCCCCCGTACGCGGTGGTCAACTGGTCGATGTCCCCCGAGTACCACGCGGACCACTGCTGCATTTGCGGGAGTAGGTCGGCGAGGAACGGCGGCGGCCAGGGTGAACCGGGCACGGGGAGCGGCATACCGATCAGGGTAGAGCCGGCGGCCCGTAGATCAGCAGTACCAGTACCAGCCGGTGATCCACCCGGCGAACCAAATGGAGAAATCTTGCACGGTTGCGTGGCACATGGCGTGTCCCTTCGTCGGTTGGGTTTGCGCCACCCTACCGGGCAGCACCGACGACGCGCAGCGCCACAGCCGGGCGGGTCGAAGCGACCGCGGCCGCGAACCGGTCCCGCCGGGCCCTGGCATCGGCGACAGCCGCTAACCCGCACTTCACGGCGTCATCCGGGTCTGTCTGTTCTACCTCGATCCACCGGGCGGCCGCTCTGTCTGCGGGTCCTGGCATTGTTCGCCTCCCTCTCGTTCAGCTCTTCGAGTGCTCGGGTGGACGCGTCGACTGACTGCGCTAACTCTTGATATGCCCTGTGCTCAAGGTTGTATGCGGCCATCCACTGATCACGGTCAAGGATTGCACGCGCTAGCTCAGCGTCCTTCGCTTGGATCATCAGGTCAACAGTTTTCCGTGGCAGCGAGTCGCCGCCGAGGAGGTCACGCCATGGCAGGGTGAGTGCCCGCAACGCAGCGCCCACGACCATCAGTGTGATCGCGCCGAGGACGTACAGCCACCATGGGACGTGTTCCACTTCGATGTCGACCCCGGGTAGCGGCAACCATTGCGCTTCGACCATGACCGCATTGTTGTCGCTCCGTGGATGAGTTAGCGCATGTTCGGGGGAATCGTGTCCCTGAACGCCTGCCAGAACAGGGACTCCGTTTCGATGTCCGTGCCGTTGTCGGTTTGCGCCGCGAACAGGTCATGCGCCGCCCCGTCGAGGCGTTGCACGGCGTCGACGACCCGCGGGTCGGGCGGTGGGACGGGCCGACCCCAGATCGCCCGGAGGTAGTCGTCGGTTGGGTGCGGCACGCCCATGGCCTCGATACCGGCCGAGGTGATCTGAATCAGGGAGTCGTCCCGAACCCACCCGCCTTGCTTCGCCGGCCTTGGGATCACCGTGCAGTGGGAGTCTTCGACGTCGTTCCACAGCGACACGTACAGCGACCCGATAGCGGTGACGTTCCGGGCGTTGAGGTAGTTGGGTCGGCCGGCCCCGTTGATCGCTGACCCGGTGATCCCGAACTTCGCCTCGGGTGGCGCCGGGTACCAAGTCCGGTTCCCGACGCTGCCGGCGAGCAGTAGGCAGTTGTCGAGGGTCAACCATGGGACGTCACCTAACCGGGCCAGGACAGCAGCATCGGTGGAGCATCCGCCGATCTGCAACGCCGAGTTGTTCGACCCGAAGATCGTCGAATCCTGCAGGGTGAACCGGCCGTAAACCGACGACCCGTAGAGCTGCAACCCGTCGTTGTGCCCGGTCCCGCCCGGCAGTAGGTACTGCGGCGCCACGAAACACCCAACGGCGGCGCAATCGACCAGCCACCCCGAACCCTGCCGGATCGCATTGATGTCGGTGACGTAGCCGGCGCCCCAACCCAACGG